TAATCAAAGACTTTGGAACATGTTAGTTACACAAGCAAAGTCTAAATTTGCTAAATATCCATCACCAGCAGCGGCTCACTGGGTTCATTCTCGTTATGTTCAAATGGGCGGAAAGTTTGTAAGTTCACAAAAAGAGGTAGACCCTCGTTTACGCGACTATGCGGCCGAAGAGCAGAAGAAAAAAGAAGAGTCAGTAAAGAAAAAGGTTACTAAACCTGTAGGTAAGAATTTAATACGCGGAGAACACTTTAAATAAAAAGTTGTATCATTTGGACATATGTGTTAATATTGTCCAGATTTAAGGAAAGAGGTGATTGGTGAGCGGTATAGATTTTTCACCACCCAGTTATAGGGCGGCGTCGTCTGACCTAACCATCTCCATTTCCCCACTAGGTTTAGTGGAACTAGCTGATGAAGAATTCGAAGTTCATGGTCCTCGCCTAAATCGTTATTCACTTAACTGGGCTATGTATCTTGGCCACCACTGGTCTTATCGCCGTCAAACAGGCGAGACCCAAATGGTTCTTAATTATTACCGCGCATTCACAGATTTTATTATTAACTTTACTTTCGGTAAGGGCGTTAGCTTCCGTAGCCCTAAAGAGACCGAAGCTATTATCCCAGACCTATTAGAGCGTGTATGGGAAGTAGATAACGATAAAGCTACAGTTCTTTGGGAACTTGGTCAACAAGGTACCGTTTCTGGAGATTGCTTTGTTAAGGTAGCTTATGAAGAAGCTTATACAGACCCAGCTGGTCGCAAGCACCCTGGACGTGTTCGCGTTCTTCCATTAAACGCATCTTTTGCTTTCCCTGAATTTCACCCTCACGACCGCGAACGCTTAGTACGTTTTAAGCTTAAGTATCGTTTCTGGGGCACATCACTAGAAGGAACACGTCAAGTATTCACTTATACTGAAATCTTGACAGACGACATAATCGAGGAATACATAAATGACGAACTTATTGACTCGCGCCCTAATCCGCTTGGAACTATTCCTGTTATTCATATTCCAAATGTGCGTATCAGCGGTTCTCCTTGGGGCCTTGCTGATTGCTTTGACATCATTAACATTAACCGCGCTTACAACGAAACTGCTACTGACATTGCCGACATTGTTAATTACCATGCTGCGCCGGTCACGGTTATCATTGGGGCGAAAGCTTCGCAACTTGAAAAAGGAGCAAACAAGGTCTGGGGTGGTCTTCCTAAAGACGCTCGAGTAGAAAACCTTGAAGGCGGTGCACAAGGTCTAAAGGGTGCTATGGAGTTCCTAGCAACCATGAAGAAGGCTATGCACGAAATGGTTGGTGTTCCAGAGACTGCTCTAGGACAAGCACAACCTATCTCTAATACATCAGGTGTTGCTCTATCTATTCAATTCCAGCCTTTGATGAACCGCTACCACCAAAAGATTATTCAATACGCACATGGTCTACAACGCGTTAATGAGCTTATTCTTTTGAACCTAGCGCTTAAAGAACCAGAAGTATTTACTTGGGACCCTAATAAGAACCAAGTACCTCTAAAGCCAGGTCAGCTAGATAAGCTAGATTTCAATGACCCTATTACTTACCAATCTTATGTACATTTCCCACAACCTCTACCACTAGATAAGCTAATTGCTCTTAATGAGATTCAAAGCAAGCTTTCTCTTGGTCTTGAGTCTAAGGAAGGCGCTTTGCGTACCCTTGGAGAAGAATTCCCTGCTGAAAAGCTCACAGAAATCCGTCAAGAACTACAAGACGATGCTCTTGCAGATGGCGCATTAAAGCTTATTCAGACTCAAATCGAACAAGACATCATGGCCCTTACAGGTACGATGCCAGTAGAACAAGGTCCTGGAGGGACGTCTTCTAGCGCCCCAGGCCAAGAGCAGCCTCAACAACAGGCGCCTACTGAACCAACAATATTAGACGAAGCCACTGTTACCGCTCAAGTGGGCGACCAAGCAGTAAGGAATCGTCTAGTAACGGACGCTTATGGAACGAAGCTACCTCAACGCAGAGTCCCAGAAGAGTACGAAAAATAAAATCAGGTTTATTAAGACAATTAGCATATAACTTGTCAGAATAAATACTGAAAAACCCGTTATAGGTCATACGTGCTAACACATCGGAAAACGACCCCTAGAATAAAAGGAAACAAGCATGTCAGAAACTGCAAATCAGATGTCAGATGCTTTTGCATCTGAATCAGGCACAGCTCCAGTAGTAAATGTGTCGGGCGTTGACGCGCCTACTGAAACACCAGAACCAAAGTCAACTCAAAAGTTTTATACTGAAGAGGATTTGGCAAAGGTTCGTTCTCAAGAGAAAGACAAGCTCTACCCTCAAATTGAGGACCTAAAGAGTAAGTTATCTGTTCTTGAAAAAGAAAGAGAAGAAAAAGCAGCTCGTAAAGCAGCTAAAGCAGCAGAACTAGAAGCTAAAGAAGCAGAAAGTAATGCTAAAAAAGTCAAGGAAGAACTTGACGCTAAAGATTACGCAGAAAGCGGAATCAACGAGTTGCGTGAGCAGTTGGAGCGTGAGCGCCAAGAACGCGAACGTGCCTTCGCTCTTCTGGAGCAAGAACGACAGTTTGCAGAACTGCAAGCATATCGTCAACAAGCTATTGAAGCTAACCGTGACAATATTATCCCTCAACTAGTTGATTACATCCAAGGTAATACTGCGGAAGAAATCAATGAAAGCATTGAAGGGCTAGTCACTCGCTCTAATAGCATTTTAGAATCCGCGCAAAGTGCTATCCAGCAACAGCGTAGAGAAATGCCAGGTGCAAGAGTAACTTCACCAGGCGTTGGACCATTGGAAACTAATTCGGAACCACGTCAGTTTACGGCTGCAGATATTGCATCCATGCCGATGAATGAATACGCAAAAGTCCGTCAATCTTTACTAAGTGCTCGCGCACAAGGTAAGACCAACGGAATTCTGGGCTAAAAAACAAACCATCAAGTAACAACTACTAACAAGGAGTCAAAGCCAAATGGCATCAGGTATCACAGGTACAGGCAGTCTTGCCGCAGCACCTACAGCTTACTCTGGTACAAACACCCAATTGACTCAAGCGATTCAGACAATCTGGTCCAAGGAAATCTTGTTCCAGGCTATGCCTATCCTTCGCTTTGAGCAATTCGCAGTCAAGAAGACTGAACTAGGTGTTGCACCAGGTCTACAAATCAACTTCATGCGTTACAACAACCTCGGATTCGCTTCACCATTGGTTGAAGGTGTTCGTATGCAAACTAACGCACTAACAGCACAACAATTCTCAATTACAGTATCTGAGCATGGATATGCTCTTGCTGTTTCTGAACTATTGTTGAACGCTTCATTCGACGACGTAATGGCTTCTGCTTCACGTCTTCTAGGTCGCAACATGGCTATTTACTTAGACCAACTTTCACGCGACACACTATATGCAGCTTCTTCAACACTTTACGGTGAAGACCGCTCATCTGTTTCTTCAGCAGTTAATAACTGGTACGGATACGGTACTTTCGGTACTTCTCGTGCGTCTATGACAGGTTCAAACTACTTGACACCTCACGTTATCAAGGACACTGTTGAGACACTAGCAACCAAGAACATCCCAAGGTTGGGAGAAACTTATGTTTGCTTCGTTCACCCTCACCAAAGCCGTACACTACGCGATAACCCAGAGTTCATCGAAGTAACAAAGTACGCAGCTCCTGGTAACTTCATGCTAGGTGAAATCGGACGTCTATACGACGTAGTATTCATCGAAACAACTCAAGTTCTAAAGGTTGCTGGCGGTGCTGGTACAGGTTACACAGCTGATACAGCTGTTGCTAGCCCAGTTGTAGTTCCTGGCGGAGGTTACACAACCCCTGCTACATACACAGGAAACGGTGCATCTGACCGCTACAGCGCTATCATGATTGGTGATAACGCATTCGGTCACGCTATCTCACTTCCAGTGGAACTACGTGACGGTGGTATTCTTGACTTCGGTCGCGAACACGCACTTGCTTGGTACTCAATCTTCGGTCTTGGTCTAATCACTGACCAATCTGTAGTAATTGTAGAAACCAACTAATAAAACTTAATAAGTAATCGAAGGGGCTCGCAAGGGCCCCTTCACCCCCTTTCACAGATATTAATTAGGAGAATATAAATGTCCAAAGTTAAACCCACAGATGTAACCGGTCGCGTACGTGAGAAGCTTCAAGAAGAAGCAGCTCAAGCGCAACAAGACCGAACAGCTGAGATGTCTATGGCAACTGCACAGGCTCAAGTAAAACTAGAGACTGAAGTAATTGATGCAACTCAGCCATCCCGCCAAACTGTTATTGTAGATGACCCAGTAACTATCGGAAGCTCTGATAACTCTACTGTTGAGATTCGTGTAGTTCAAGATATTGACAACATGACTCTTGGCAAAGGAAACAACTACAGCTTCAAAGCTGGTGTCAAGTACAAAGTAACTAAGCAAGTAGCTGAACACTTAAAAGAAAAAGGCTATCTAGCTGGCGTTATCTAAGACATTCTTAGCGAAGTGGGCGTCCTTTTGGGCGCCTTTTTCGTTTGTGGAGATTTTTTTCACTTTTTAAGAGAACATAGTACTTGTAGCGTTAGGAGTTTTGGGTGGCAGATTTAGTAGATTTAACCTCAAGAGTCCGCCTTGAGTTAGGTGACCAACCAGCTCAATTTAGCTTTACGGCGACAGGCGATGGAACAACTTTAGTGTTCCCTCTTGGTTATAAGCCTGTTGACCCTTTAACACTTTATGTGACTGTAGGCGGAACCGCTATGGCGACCCCTACCAACTATACCCTTGAAAAAGATACTGGCATTGTCCATTTTGTTACAGCCCCTACTTCAGGCGCGGCTATTGTAGTTTCTGGACTTAACTATAGGTACTTTACAGATTCAGATATTGCTACTTTCATTAATGACGCAGTAAACCAACATACCTACAATAGAGTAGATTACTACGGTTCTCAAGTAACCATTAATA